ACTGCAATAAAAAAGAAAGTAACAAAGAAAAAACGATAGGGATATACCCCCCCTAAAGGGGGGTTATCCCTAAGACCGTCTTGTAAGAATAAAAAGAAGATCCCAAGGACAGTTTAGGGACAAATCAGGGACAACATAGTGCTTAGGCACAATTGTCCCTTCTTAAGGACAACGAGGACAACTTTTAAGGACTGTCTTTACTAGGCACGATACTGTACACGATTAGGTATAACGCATTGGCAAATACGCATATTATTGGTTGTTAGTAGTACTACTTGTATAAGAGCGCGCGCACGCGCCCACGGTTCGCGCTCGCGCGATTCGCGCCAGGGACTCCCTTCGATGCGATCGGACGCCGTCAAATTATCGCTGAAACGGTATTAATCTATTGCTTTAAAATTCCCATCTATTACGGCCGGTTCATCGTTGGCCGTTTGTAGTGCCGTTAACAATTCATCTGTTCCTAATTGTTGCAATGTTGCATCAATGTTTACATTAGTAGTTAATTCTGTTTTGTTAGTACTCCAGAAGCCGGCCAGATGCGCGAGACTGTCGAGTGTTTGCCGTGCCGTTGATAGCTGTTTATGTTCTTTAGATAGTCGCAATACATCCAGATACTCAGCGATTAAGAAATCGCGCTCAATGTCTTGCTTTCGTTGCGTAGTCTTTAGGTTTTCTTGTAACAAGTAAACAACAGCTTGCCGGACGTTGTCATTACGTAACAGTCTCGAGGCACTCGACCGGATGCTATTATCTGGCTGCGTGCTACCGTAAGCCTCTTTATACGCTTGAGACGCATTTTTACCGTTGTTAACGTATACCTCAGCAAAAACACGCTGTTTTTTTGTCAATTGATCTAAATTATTTTTCATTTTTACCTCAATATTTATCAATTTTTTGTCATGCCTGATTATACCTAAAATAGTAGTTAATTTAACGACCATTTAAAAATAACGCTTGCTTTTTTGTAAATACTGGTTATACAATGTACGAAATTAAATACAGCCTAGGAGGCAGCAACAATGATCAAGACAGATATCAAAAACAAGTTGATTTATGACAGAAATAACAATGTCAGTCTAGCCAATAGATATTTAAAAAGTTCTAAACAATATGATGATTTTCATTGGAATCAAGCCAAAGAATACGTACTAAAAGCCGAAACTTTGGAAGAGGTTTTATACCATGGTTTTAATTATAAATTTACGGATTCCATTTATACAAAATACAGAACAAAAGAACTATTAAAAGAAATCAATACAGATTGGAAAACAGATTGTAAATATCCACAATTCAAAGTGTATGAGGATGAAATTTTATTAACTCAAGGCGTTCCAAGTATTAATTAAATTATCGAAACGTGCCACGTCTGGCACGTCTGGAGGCGTTGGCCTGCCTCCACTGATGAGATAGGCCACAATAAATCAAGCCTAGGAGGCAGCATGAATAAGGATAGAAAAAACAGAATAGATGAATTGAATTTAACCGTGGAGGAATTAATTTCATTAGTTAATAATCATCCGGATGTATACGGTAAATTTACAACTATCTCAACATTAAAAGGTTTTTTTCGTGATCAGGAATATCACGCCGGCTTAAATGGCTACGCGCCAACTAAGGAATTTTTTCAGGATGTTATCAGCAAATTATCAGATTACGGTAATAATTTAGGAACTGCTGCCGATCAAACTACCTTAGCGTGGGTGATGTCTGGATTAATTCCACAGCATAAAGCAACGCAAGATTTATTAAATTTAGTAGATCAAAAACAATACATTTAAGTTCCTATAAATCGGATTATCGGAGTGTTACAGCACTCCGGTAATCCTAATCAATCAATCAGTAAAGGTGATTAAATTGACTACGAAAAATAATACAACTAAAACAATTGAAATAGTAGATAGCAACAATGTTCTACATAGATTTAAAAATGTTCCACCAAAAATTAGTTATTTACTCGGCACAAATTCCGATGCGAAAACAGTTAAGGGTATTAAATATGGCTTTATGACAGGCATTCAATATCTAGCGCCGTCCGATGTATCAGGCATTGTCAATTTATGTCCCAAAGCATCGGATGGTTGCCGAATAGCGTGTTTATTTACTGCCGGACGTGCTGAGACTATGCCGGACTCAATACAACCGGCACGAATCAATAGAACTATCTGGTTTGTTAGACATAAGCCGCAATATTGGCAAAGACTAGTTAAGGAAATTAAATCCTTGGAAATTAAAGCCAAAAATAAAAACTTAATCCCTGTAGTCAGATTAAATGGAACATCGGATATTCTTTGGGAACGTATCAAAATTAAAGGTACAGAATTTGACGGTTTAACAATCTTTGAAGCATTCCCACATATTCAATTCTACGATTACTCAAAGTATGAATATTCAGAACGTGAAAACATACCGGCTAATTATCATCTCACCTATTCATACAGTGAGAACACGACTCAAGAAATATTATCCGACAATTTAACAAACGGTCGAAATGTTGCGATTGTTTTCAATGTTTGCAAATTCGATAACAAAAAACAATGTTACAAAAAATGCAATTGTGAATTGCCTGAATCATGGAATGGTTATCAAGTGATTTCTGGTGATGATTCTGACGTTCGCTTTTTAGATCCTCAAGGCGTGATAGTCGGATTAAAAGCTAAAGGCAAAGCTAGGTTTGATCAATCAGGATTCGTTGTAAAGGTAGGTGTGTAATGAATTTCAAATACCCAAATGAGCCACAATGGATAGTATCAAGCACTAATACTAAATGCAGCAATTGCTATACAAAAATTAAGCGTGGGAATGATGCGTACTACTTCCCACTATACGAAAAAATTTACTGTGATATTAACGATTGTGGATTCATTCGAGAGAGTGAAGAAAACGCGCGTATAGCTAGGCAATTTAAACCAGAGCCGGTAGGCGTGCTGCTATGAATGATACACAACGACTAATGGCACGAATCACATCAACTGATCCTTTATTTTGGAAAAACGTTAAAAAAATAGTTAAAACAGTAAAGCTAAATAATCAGATAGAAAAGACCGAAAACGGCCAATTTAAATTCTATCTGGAGGGAGAAAAAAAATGAAAACTATTTATACATTTATAGGGAATCATGGGGAAATATGGGCGGATGAAAACGGCCATATTATTAGAAAAAATTTAATAGATGATTCATACACTGACATTATCAAATTTAATCTAAATGATTTAACCGTGCCGATTTATTTTGATATGCATATTCAAGAAAATAAAATTTTTTACACCTGTACGGCGGACATTTCGAGAGTTGGCGCGTGGCTAGTAAATGAGTATTACTTAGAGCCTAGTACACATTTTGCAGACCGTAAACAAATAACTTGGGATGCTACCAACTACCGCGGCAAAGAATACACGTTTGTAAATGATCCACTAGATGAATTTTATTTTATCGGCTTTACACAATAAGGATTTAAGCCCAAAGCGGCGGCGGATTTATTCCGCCGCGTATCAACTAGGCCGGTGGTTTGGGTCATCGGCAATAAAAAAAGAGAGGTAAACAATGATTAGCACAAAAATTCCTTATTTTGAATGCAACGGTTGTGGAAAAGTAAAAGCCATTTTTATAGCTTTTAAAAAAGATTTCCATATTGGGACTGATTTTTACCATATCACTTGCTTAGATTGTGGGAACAAAGATGGAATTCCTGAAGTTGATGAATTTGAATTAGATTTGATTCAAAAATATAAGGAATTATGGGAAGGGTATAAAGAATTAGATTTGATCTATTACCAACTCTGTGAGTCTATCGGTCAAGTCGAATTATATGAACAGTATCGAGGTTCTCAAGGCGATGAAATTGAATGGGATCATTCTGATCATATTACAGATGGTTCTAGTTCAAGTGTAATGAACATTCTTAATCAATTAAAGGAGGTAAGCAATGAGTAAAACAGAAAAAATTATTGAATGGAAATGCAGTCATTGTAAGGGTGAAATAACTTTTGAATGTTTCCCCATATGGAATATTGAATCTCAAACATTCGACTTATTTTTTGATCCAAAACAGGATAATTATTGT